CTTTAAAACCTTTAAATCTGTTTCTGTAAATGAAAGTTTGGATTTCTTTGGGAAGACTTTTAATATTGACATAAATATTCCAACTCAAGATGCCGATATTTTCTATGAAGGGCAAGGAATTAAACTTTATTTAGATGATGAGCCTTTTTTAACTGGCTATATTGATGAGGTTGATATTGATTATTCTGTTGGCTCTTGTGATGTAAGATTTTCTGGTAGAGATAAAGTTTCTGATTTGATTGATAGCAGAATATCAAACAAAATTTTTGCAACACCTACAACCTTTGAGAATGTTTTAAAAAAGGTTTTAGAAGCTGTTGGTTATGAAGTTTTAAGTGCTACAAAAATAGGAACTTCAATTTCTAAAATAAAAATACCTTCAAGCCTAACATCTCTGGCAAGTAAATTTAATATTCCAACCTCTTTTGAAGAAGGCTTGGCTTTGGCAGAAAATCAAATTGCAGTTATTAACGAATATGGAGATATAGAGCCATTTTCTAATTCCGAAGGAATTGGATTTAGTAAAGATGAAAGTGCTTACGAGTTAATTCAAAGACTAGCTGACAAAAGAAGATTAGTCTTAGGCACTGATGGTAATGGAAATATTATTATTAGAAAAATAGGCAACAAGCAAGCTCTTGTGAAATTACAAAACTTGACTGAACTTGATAAAAAAAGTGGATTACTTGGTGGACTACTTGAGAGCGGAGCTTCTGCAACAGTAGACACATCTCAAAATAATATAAAAGATGCTTCCGTTAAAAGGGATTTAAAAAATAGATATTATGAATACAAAATAATCTCAAGCTCAACTGGAACTAATCCAATCAAAACTATTGATCCTGCTACTAACCCTCCTGCCCCAAATCAGTCTTCTATTATTGATAGTTTAAAAAATAATGTAGTTCAATATAGCGGTGTTTTTTACGATCAATCAGTAAGAAAAACAAGAAAATTTGTTGATTATGTTGCTAACCTAAACAACTCTCAATGTAAAGATAGGGCTGAATGGGAATGCAATATTAGATATTCTAAATCTCATGTTTATTCTTGTAGCGTAGTTGGATGGAGACAAGGTTTAAGACCAATTAGTTTTAAAGATTTAGCAACGGCATTAGTTAGTCCTTCTAACTTGCTCAAACCTCAAAAAAACGAGCCTTGGCAAGCAAATCAATTGGTGCAGATAACTGATAACTTGGCTCAAGTAGATGATAACTTTTTGATAAAAGACATTACCTATAATTTAAGCAAAGAGTCTGGCTCTTATGTTAGATTAAATTTTGTTGACAAATTATCTTATACCAATTCTGTATTTGAACCAAAAATTAAAAAACCAAGAAAAAAATCAAACAAAATATTAAAACAACTAGGAACAGGATGATTAGAATAGCAGAAATAAAGCAATTAGAATTTGTAAAGCAACTTGGCAGAATAAGAGTGCAATTTAAAGATCCTGCTTCGACTGATGTTGAAAATGGAGTTTTAGTTTTACCAACTGGCGACAATGTTTGCCCTTCTGTTGGTGATTCTTGTTATGTTTTATGCGTTGGTGATGAATATGGAATGAATTATGTAATACCTTACGATGTTGACAATGCCCCTAAGATACTTGAGGGAGAGAAGATTATTTATGGAAAGAAACAGAACCAAATTTATTTTAAACAAGATGGTTCGATAAGCATTACAACAGCTGATAGCAAGCAAATTGATATTACTGCACAAGGTGGAGTTAATATTACTGGAGCAGTAAATATTACTGGAAATGTTGCTATTACTGGAAACCTTAGCGTTAGCGGAACAAGTAATTTAACTGGGACTACAACTATTGAAACTAAGCCATTTATTACTCACACTCATAGTGGGGTAACGGTTGGCGTTGGCAATACTGGAGCAGTAGTCTAATAGTTAAGCCACCAAAGGCAACCCCACCTAAACTTAACTATTAGACCAGAAATAAAATTATAAATAAAAATATTTATGTCAATTAAAGATTTAAAACTACATAAAAATTCTGACGGAATATTTGATATTTCTTTTGAGAATGGCAACTTTGCTTTAACTGGCGGTCTTGAGACTTCTTTTATGATGACAATTTATTGCCAAAAAAGAGAAGATTCAATTGAAGACCCTCGCTCTCGTGGAGGCTGGATTGGTAACGAATTAAACGAAGATGGATTTGAGCAAGGCTCTTTAATTTGGACGCTTTTTCAAGAGAAATTAGATGATGATACAGTTAATATTGGTCAAAATTATTCAGAAGATGCTTTTCAATGGTATATTGATAAAGGAATCGCAAAAGAAATTAATATTATTGTTGAAAAAAACATTGACTTAGAAAAATTAACTGCGACAATTACGGCTATAAGAAATGATAATACTGAATTTGTGCAGTATTATGATTTATGGATAAACACAATTAATGCAAGCTAACACCACGGCTAATGACATTAAACCTACCCTCTAATAGAAAAGAGGTATATAACAGGATTGTTTCAGATGTAACCGCGCAGTTGCCAGACAGCGGGGCGTTTTTGCCTACCTCTTATTTAGGTTCATTAATCAAAGGTTTAGCTTATAGAGTTTATGACAATTATCAGAAGATTCTGATAATGATTAATCAATTCTTTATAAATACCGCAACTGGCATTTATTTAGAAAGATGGGGCAATACTTACGGAATTACAAGAACTGTTGCAACATCTGCAACTGGTAATGTTGTTTTTTCAGGAACTGCTGCAACTTCTATTCCTTCTGGCACAAGCCTTCAAAGCGCATCTAGCATAACTTATACAACACAATCTACTTCAACAATTTCATTAAACAGCGTTTCAGTTTCTTCAATGTCAAGAACTGGAACTTTAGTAACTGTTAATTTTACTGCTGCTCATAATTTAGCAAGTGGCATTACTGTTACAATAACTGGCGCAAGCCCTTCTGATTTTAATGCTTCAAATGTTATAATTACTGTAACTTCTGCAACACAATTCCAATTTACACAAGCTGGAACTGCTGGAAGTGCAAGTGGTACGATTATTGCACAATGGACTACTGCGAATGTAGCTGTTGTTGCAAGTTCTCAAGGGCAAGATACAAATATTACTTCTGGTGGAATTTTAACATTAGGAAGCCCAATTGCTGGCGTTAATAATAATGCCTTTGTTGATTTTAATGAATTATCTGGTGGGACTGATATTGAGGGAGATACTTCTTATCGCTCAAGAGTTCTATTTAGAATACAGTTTCCTTTTTCGTTTTTTAATGTAAATGCCTTAATTAACCAAGCAAAATTAATTGCTGGTGTAACAAGAGTTTGGATATTCTCACCAAGTACAACTTCTGCTTCAATTTCTATTTCAAACCTTGTAAGGGCTGGACAAATTGCAACAGCTACCTCAACTGCTCACGGATTAGTAAGTGGCTCTTATGTTACTGTAACTGGCGCAGTTCAAAATGAATACAATGTTGTTGAAAAAAGAGTTATTGTAATTGATGCAAATACTTTTGCTTATCCTGTAAGTGGAAGTCCAGCGAGTCCAGCAACTGGCACTATTTCTGCTTCTTATTCTTATGTTGAAGAAGGTCAAGTTAGAATTGGGTTTACCAGAGATAATGATGCCTCAATTATTCCAAGCTCAACAGAAGTTACTACTGTAAAAGATAAAATCTTAGAAATTAAGCCAGCTCATATGAGTGATGATGATGTTATTGTCTTTTCTCCAACTGCTGTATCTATTCCAGTTACTTTCTCAAGTTTAAGCCCTAACACAACGGCAATGCAAACAGCTATCACAAGCTCTTTAACTGACTTCTTTAAGCTATCAAACAACATTGGTGAGAATATTAAATTAGCTGATATTAACGCAGTTATTTCTCAAACAATAGATTCAAGTGGAAGTGTACCAATTTATACTTTATCTGCGCCAAGTGCTGATACGACAATTGGTTTAAACCAAATTGGAACATTAGGAGTGATTACTTATGTCTAATTTTCAAGCTCACACATTAGAACAGCACCAACAGGCAATTAGCCAGTATATGCCTAATGATAGGCTATTTCAAGCTAAGAATGTTAAAGGCACTAATCTTTACAAGTTATTTTTAGGATTAGGCGGTGAGTTTACAAGAGTTGATGAGATATTTCAAAATGTTTGGGATAATACCAATATTTTAACCACAAACGATTTAGAATATATTGCTAGATGGGAAGGTGCGGTTGGAATACCTGATGGTTGTTTTACGCAAACAACTTCACTTTCTTTAGAGGAAAGAAGAGAACAGGTTTTAGTTAAACTCACTTCTTTGGGAGTTTTAACAGAACAAGATTTTATTGATTTGGCGGCTATCTTTGGATATACGATTGAAATAAGCAATGGGGTAGAATATGGGACTTTCCCACTAATTTTTCCATTTACATTATTTGCTAACCCTAAACAAGCAAGATTTACAATGATTGTAAATATGCCAACAAGTTTAGCTCCAACATCAGTTTTCCCCCTAACCTTTCCTTTCACTTTTAGTAGTGGCGGTGGGTCGGTTATTGAGTGTTTATTTAACAATCTAAAACCAGCTAATACAACAATTGTTTTTAATTATATTTTATAGAAAATGGACATAGTATCAAAGATAAATGGAAATACATGCTCTGCAACAGAGTTTAACCAAATTCCAACAGAGTTAGAAGCGTTGCAAACTTCGTCTGGTCAAACTTCGTCTGATGCAATCTTGAACCAAGTTTCAATTGCAACATCAAGATATGCCGCAAATAACTTTTACATAGACAGCGGAGCGGCTAATGCTTATCTTTTAAGCCTTGCATCTTCAATGACTAACCCAGTTAGCGCAACTGTTGGTTATTTTATTGGCATGACAATTCGCTTTAGAGCTGGAAATGCTAATACTGGAGCTTCGATTGTCAATGTCAATAGTGCTGGTGTAAAAAACCTTAAAAAAGCTGATGGCACAACCGATTTAGATCCAAATGATATTTCGGCGTTAGAGGATTCAATATTTAGATACAACGGGACTGTTTTTGCTCAACAAAATAAATTTTCATACGAATTAAAAACTATTCAAACTTTTACTGCATCTGGAACTTGGACAAAACCTGCGGGATGTCGAGCAGCCCATATAAAATTAGTTGGCGGCGGCGGTTCTGGAGGAAATGGCACAGCTGGTGCAACTGGCGCAGGTGGAGGCGGCTATTCAGAAACATTTATAACTTCGGGATTAGGTGCAACTGAAACAGTTACAATAGGAGCTGGTGGAACCGCAGTTACAAACGGCAATAATGGCAACACTGGCGGCACAACATCTTTCGGCGCGCATTGTTCAGCAACTGGCGGCACTGCCGGAAAAACTAGCAATGGCGCAGGTATAGGATCAGGCGGGACTGGAAGCGGCGGAAATATTAATATTCAAGGATCAGCTGGTGGCATGTCAATAAGTACAGCTTTAGGAGGGGACGGAGGAGGATCACAGTTTTCTGGACGCACGCCTGGAGGAATTGGCGGTAACACTGGTAACGGACTTCTTTATGGCGGAGGTTCTGGTGGTGCTAACGGCGGCACTGGTGGAGCTGGCGCAACGGGGATTGTTATAGTTTATGAATATTATTAGGAGATAAAATGTTTGCATTAATTCAAAATACAAAAGTCGTTCAAATTGAAAATTCTATTTTTCCAGTTTCTGAAGATTTAAGCTGGGTCGCCTGCGATTCATCAATTACAACAGATTATTTTTACATAAACGGAGAATTTAAAATTACCGACAAATCTGATGAAGATTTTTTGGCGGAAAAAAAGAATGAAAAAACAGCTCAATGTCAAACTTATCTTGAAGGTACTGATTGGCAGGCAGCAGCTTTTATTAAATACAGTCGCCCAGTTGATGTAAATGTTTCTGAAAATTGTTTAAAAGCTAAACAATGGAAAATTGACATTGCTGCCTGCACAACTCTAGAAGAATTAAACGCAATCAACATTAATTT